GAGATGTAATTGTTGACTGTAGTAACAAAATTCTCTGTAAATGGTATGCAGACGTTTAGTACATCACAGTTTTTTATGTCATCGTTGCAATTAAACTTGGGGTCTACAATGTATACTGAAGATGCAAAGTCCTTGTGCTCTCTGTACACCTTGGCAAGGCTACTACCAATTTCACCATACCCAATGATGCCTATTTTGTACATTTTTTATTTTTGTAGAAATTTACAACTTCTTCAATTACTTCATCAACATTTTTTGTAGGCTTCCAACCAAGATGTTGTTTAATTTTTTCACTATTAGGAATTTTTTCAGGAGCTTCAGAGAAAAGAGGACCATGTAATGACACTGGATCAACATGACTAATATTTGACATTGTATGTGTAAGCTCTTTTACTTTCTCTGCAAGATACAGCACAGTTCTTTCGTTTTGCTCGTAACCGATATTCCATTCATGGTTCCAGTATTCATCAGGTGCAGTTGAAGTTAAATATATGCCATCAACTATATCTTTTACCCAGGTGAAAGCTCTGAGCTGCAATCCATTATAATAAACTGTGATGTCCTCATTGTTTAGTGCTTGGTCTACAAATCTTGGCAAAACAAAGCCACCATCAGGCAGTTGATACTCACCTGTAATATTAAATGGTCTGATGATCTGATATTTAAAATTGGAATTAATTTTACCATGATTAGCCAGAACTATTTCTGATAGTAATTTTGAAATTGCATATTCATTTCTTACAGTAAAAGGTCCATGTAAAACTTTATCGTCTTCTTCTTTCAGATAACTTTTACTGGCTCTATATCCATAGATTTCAGATGTGGATATGAACAGCAGGGGACATTTGTTGTGATTTGCTCCGTTGATTGCCCAGTATATATCATCTAAAATCAATCTCGCCATATTACCAGAATGCTTGAGGACACCAACCGGGCCCACTGGTGATGCGAGGTGCAGTATTAAATCAAACTTGGGCAGATCCGCCCACTTGACATGCAAAATGTTGTCCACAATAACCTGTGTATCTTTGGTAATGGAGTGATCTGCAGGTATGGCATTCGATGACATGTTATCAATGATGGTAATGCTCCAGCCAAGCGCTTTCCACTTCTCAATGCAGTGTACACCTACGAATCCTAGACCACCAGTGATAAGAATCCTTTTCATCACTATAATTAGCACATGTTATTGTTATTTCAATCTACCTTATCAGACGTAACTAGTAATTAATTTTCTATTGGCTATTAGTGATGATCCGGATGGCCCGGATTCAGGTTTATCATAATCTATATTGAGGATTGAATCACTCCACTTCTTCCATGTAGTACTAATATCAGATCTGGGGTCACCATTGAATAGATCCCAGTGTGGGTATTTTTCTTCAGCTAAAGTTTTTACAATAACAAAGTGGTCATAACCATTGTATTTTTGCAGCCAATGTGGTGTGGAGCTATGACCACCAGGCACATTGAGAGGCGATTTCCAGGTGGTATCATAAGTGCTCTCCTGGCTCTCATAAAGGGCTAAATCTGCTTCATACAATCTCCACACCCAATCACGATCTTCCCAACCACCATGAATGAACCTCTCGTCCCACCAGCCTATTTTTCTGATTAATTCTTTTGCAAACCCCATGAACCCAACATTATAAAGCAGCACACACGACATGCCATTCTCAAGTAAATGCAGCATTTTTTCCACTTCTTCTGGTTTCGGATAAGTGCGATCGTTAATTAATATTACCCATTCCGTTGGTGAAGTAACAATAGCGTGGTTTATGAGCTGAGAGTATGAGGGGTACATTTTAGGATACCTATCGATTCTATTGTTCCAGTGTACTTTGTATTTTGCCTCTAACGGCTTTAATGCCTCTATTTGTTTATTTGTTATATCTCTACTGCAACCACAGTGCAAGCTAATTGTAAATTCGTCAATTTTCATATAAAATCAGTGCATATGCCGTAACAATTATAGTTTAACTGTTTCCAATCATTTTGCAAGTGCACAATAATGCTTTTTTCATTCACTGCTTTGCCTGGATATGTCCAAATATAACCATTGGAAGTTAATGTCCGTTCATCAGATTCATGCCAGAAGCAAGCAACATTTTTATTTAAAAGAAATATTAATGCATCTAAATTTTTTGCATGCCACCAAATGCTCTTAAGCTCAAAAAAGGAGCCATCAACAGCATGATCAGGCGCATCGTGACCAAGAAACAAACCCCCATGAGTTGCATGGACATCAACCTCGCAATCATAACCCATGTTCAATACTTTTTTTATTTGTTCCGGGGTATTTTCCAATGTTAAGTTCGAGCCGCTTGTATTGCCTCTGTGTGAAATTAGCTTCATCTGTTATGCAGAAACTATGCCCCACTTTTCAATGGCTTGGTTATATTCCTTGCCATGTTCCTTATCAATAGCTTGCCGCATAGCCAAGGCACCAGATCGGGAGCCACCTGGATGGCCGTGCACTGCACCACCTACATTTGCCATAAAATCATTACCCACCCTGCCAATACAGAAATCAACTAGACCGGGATGCATTCCGCAACTAAGAGCTGGCACAGTATTGCCTTCTCTTAAAATTTTTAATGCTTGCATCAATTCAATTTCATCATCATTGCTATAACCACCAACCATACCTGCTTGTATTGTATCAGCACCCATGAGAGTTGCTAACTGACAAACAACAGGCCAAGCAATAGAGAATCTATGACTTCTATCTGTAAATACTCTGTCGCCGCTTTTTTGAAAATGTAAGAATACTGGTAAATCTAACTTACGAATGCTATTATAAACCCCCAGACCGCTCCATACATTTATGTGTACTCCGTTGCCGCCCAGTTCGCTTACTTTGCGTACCCTATCTAAAACAACATGTGGATCTCCATTAATTGTGTGGCAAAAAGCTATTTTTTTCTTTTGTGTTGAAAGATAGTTAGCTATAACTTCTACCCTTTCCTCCAACCGGCAACATGCAGGGTTACTCATTATTTCATCTTCTTTAATAAAATCAACACCACCCTCAACAACTTGTTTAACCATTTCAAGCAAAACTTTTGAAGTGATACCAGTTTTGGGTTTAATAATAGCACCAAAAAGCGGTTTGTTAAATTGATTGGTTAATTTCCTCAATCCTGTGATGCCAAATTTTGGGCCCAAGAAATGCTGCTTAACACATTCTGGTATTAGCAAATCAATTAATCTGCAGCTAGTGATCAGATCGATATCTACATGACCTCCCATGAGCTGGCACAATAAATGGCTAATACCATCGTTATCCCAGTCACTATTGATAACAGGAAATCCTATCTCTACCATACCAGCCTTTTGTTCCTCTAATTTCTTTTCATCCGCAAATATAATACAGCTGTGATTTTCAAACAAGCTGTCTGTCTCCCATTCATTTCTTACATTAGGATTACCAACACTTTGACCTATGGCTAGGTTCCAAGCTGCTGCTTTGAGAGATTGGTTGCTTGACATTCTATATGTGGCAACAACATATTTGTTGATGTCTACCTCTTCCTTGTTACGGAAAATTTTCATATTTATCTCCTGTCACAGAAGGTGTTTTTACAACTATAAGTTCGCAATCTTCAAAAAAAGTGGGATCTGCTATTTCATTTGGTTCAATAACAAAAACATCTCCTTGTTGTAAAATTTTTTCTTGTATCATCATTTTACCTTTGATTAGATAGTTAATCTCCGTCGCAACTTTATGCAAGTGCTTTGGCCAGCATTCACCTTTCTGATGCTGCTTATAGCAGACTTCAAATTCTTTTGTCTTGAGAACAGAAGGGCTAAAATCACCGATAAACCACCCACCTTTAAAAGTATTAATGTTATAGATTTTCATATATTTGTTCTGTAAAATAATTTAAATCGTCTGGCACACCAATGGGGTAATGGAGATTATAGTAATAAGGTATAATTTTCTTACCATCTCTTATCATGTAATTGTATGAAGGTGCAACATAAAATTCATTACCATATCTTTCATCTTTTTTTATCATTTCGTTTGCTGAATAAACAAAATCAGAACCCTTGGACCAAAAGTGCAGACCATTTGTTGCAATATTACTGATTACAATTTTTTCTTTTATTTCCTGAATTCTTAAATCTTCACTAAGCTTTATGTAGCTATTTTTATTGGAATTAGAATGAAAGGCACCAACAATGCCATCTGCTTGATTAAATTTAGCAAAATTAAGTAAATTTTTAATATTAAAATCAACAATAATCTGGTCACAATTTACTATAATAAGCTGTTGACTGTTGTTGATATATTTTTCAGCTAGTAAGCATGTGCACGCGGGTCCTTCAGTAAGAGCCTCAGCAACTATGAGCTCATAATTAATGTCTAGTGAATCAAGAATGTCTTTGAAGCTTTTATCTGTACTGAGTTGTGATGAGATAATTAAAAAAAATTTAGTTTGTTTATCTTGTGATAGGTTATCAATGATGCGAGTTACCATCGGCTTGCCTTTCACATCAATCAGGGGCTTGAGCTCACCCGGGTGAGTTTTGCTAAATCGAGAGCCCACCCCAGCCATGGGTATAACCATATTCATGGCATCAACAACCGATTATGCCGTCTGCACGTACAATATAAAATGTCTTATGAATTATATTAACATTAATATTGTTTGCATTTAAATGTGCACCTAGTATACCCTCTGGACATGGTTGTTTTATACGCTCGGTGCCTTCATTATCGTTGTAAACTTTTGCATATGTGTCCATAGTATTCGAATTACCGTATGCAAACCAATCATTTATACCACCGCAGCCACCTGGGCGGTCCATAAGATATACCTGCTTCTCTGCACAGTTGTGTAGATTTATTTTTTCGCTATAAAGCAAATCCCATCTTACTCTTACTACAACATCATACTTAAAATTATTAACCCGCTCGTATTCTTTCTTAAGATCATTACTTCTTGTAATAGACCTGAGCATGCTCTTTGTATTTTCAGAAAAGGTGGGGTAATCAAAACAGAAAGAGATTGGCTTTAGAAAATTAACTACGTCAGTTATATCATAATCTGTATACTTGCCATAGGGTGTTGTGTCATGGTCGTTGAAATCATTCTTATAAGCACTATCGTCATGCTTATGCCAGCAATGGCAAAACACATCACAATTGTAAGGATCGATTAGATGGTCTTTTAAGCTTTGGCGTACATAATTAAAGCTACGTATTTGACCTGATAAACAAACAGCTACTTTCATTTCCATATAATTTATTTGATGGGGTAGCGCCTATTGTATTCCTCGAATAACCAAGGCTGGCCACCTGCAAAATGTCTGTAGATTATATTATTTGGATCGGCATGCACAATATCATATGTGTTGGGCTTTGTTGGTGTGAACGTTTTATCGCCTGTCTCGTCCAATAGATGTGTAACGTTCCATTCTGTTGGCAGTATATCAACATTCTCAAGCAATTCGTCCAGCGACAGAACAGTTTTTTCAGTTACTTCAGAATGCAGACCGTTGTTAGGTAGATCATAGAAAGGCGTCCAGCTATGAGGTTTTATGCCAGCATGCACATAGTATGCCTGCTGATCACCATGATAAAAGGTTCTCTTTTCATTAAAATGTTCGTTCCAAATTTTAAAATCTTTGTTTTCATAGAATTTCTCTCTTGAAGTAATCAGATTGATTAGCTTGCGGGTGAATGGCGAGATTTTGAGAATAAAGAATCCAAAGCAATGTGTGTTGCCTGAATCAATTGCATAGGTGAAACTTTTCTTGGGCTCATAAAACTTATCGAGCTGAGCAATAAAAACGTCTGCATCATATTGATATATAACATCACCATCCACAAGCTTGCCTGAGTCAACTAAATCTTTGAAAAGATACCACCTGTTGAAATGAAAATTATCACCAGGGTGAAGCTCTGGGAAGTAGATTTGTGGAGTAAAATTGGTTTGATTGATCTCAATATACTTTAACCCGTGCATCTCACAATATTTTCTATTGCGCGGCTCAATATACTTTCTGAATAAGTTTTCGCGTTCACCGTGCCATATAGCAAAATTTAAGAAATATTTCTTCATCATTCTAATATATACTATTAATTAGCTTTTGCAAGTACTTGCGGCATCGAGAATTAATTTTTTATAATAATTGAAGTCTGATTTGTATGTTTCTTTTTTACTCACCTCAGCATACTTGGTCATGAGCAGCTCCGGTGTTAAATCTTCCCATGAGTTAATAAAAAGAATTGGGCAATCTTTAAAATAAACCACTGGTATATCTTTTAAAACAATGGGCACTGTTCCTACATACATTGACTCCCAGATTCTATGACAGTCAACACTGTTTCCTGGTGGTGAAATAACATACTTGTATGTGCTTAGTTTGCGCAAATAGTCTTCAAAGCTATGCTTATGAAAATCGAAATCGATAAAATCGTAATGTTTGATCTTCTGTATTGCATGAGACCTCTCATTGGGATTTGTGTTGGGATCAAAGTTACAGTAAACAAGATTCTTTTTACTATTGTTCTCATTAATTATTTTTAATATTGTTTCTTTGTTACCGTGAGGCCAAACTTCATTTGCCATACCTATGGGTATGGTTTGTAATTTATTGTGCATAACATGGCAATTCATGCCAAACCATTTGACGAGATGCGGGTTGTTGAGAATCGATAGATGTTCTGTTGTGACTGGTGCATCTGCATCATGCGTAATCAAGACAAACGGGTAATTAATGTTGGGTAAATTTTCTCTTGCAAATAGAGAAATGTTATCACCATGAAGAAAAATAATATTTTCGTCAGGGTTGTATGTAATTTTCTTACCATATCTAGATATGTAGTTGCTTGCAAGGCTCAACAACTTATCTGGTGTAATTATAAAATCTGTATTATTCACTTTTCTTAATAAACTCTTCAATGCATTTCTTATTATGCATGTGTAGGTTGAAGATAGGAATCTTCTTATCCTTATAAATCACATAGGGTTTCTTATCAAATCCTACTGAGATGCTTTTCTCGATGAGCTCCTTGCCAACATAGTGACGGTATTCCACATAGCCTGGTGGATGGTTTTGATTAGTACCACCGAGAAACATGCCATAGGGATTAGGATCAAAAAGCATCTGCATTTCGTTAAAATTTTCAGAAAACGGTCCTGATGGCACACATGGTAGCATTTTATAATTTTTTCCGTATTTGTAGATTAAGTCGAGCAAGGCCATGTCTGTAATCCAGCTATAAAAATGCCCAACATGACTGCGTAGAGCTTCCTCACCTTTCTTGATGAGCTTCACATGAAGGTCCAGAAGTGTCTGTGCTGCTGCACTATCTTTTACAAAGATACAGCATGGTGCAGAAGCGGACGGCGCTTCATTGCAAAATCCAAACTCACCTGGTTTAAAAAATTTGCTTATGTTTGAAATATCATCAAATATAAGATTGTCACCTTCCAGATGCAGAGTATCTTTGAGGTCTCTTTTGATGATAAAAATGAGAAATAGGAATACACGAATTGTTGTGTTGAACCAGAATGCATCAGTCATATACCTGGGCCATTTTGTTTTAAATATATGAATAATTTCTTTATACTCCTCTGTCTGAAGCAGTGGTTCCACATCCACAGAATTTTCGTGCTTGTATTTTTCTTGTAAAATAATATATGCATTATCTGCATGTTTTTTATTAAAAGCAAGTGTCTGTTTGTAGTAATCAGGCAGAGAGGCAGGTGCGTAGATATTTTCCTCACTACTAGGAATACTGGTGGGTAGAAATGTTCTGTCTAGAAAGAACGAAACCAAATTACTCATATTTTTTAGTAAAAAATGCCTTGGTCAGATCTTTTTTGTCATATTGATGCACAATGGCAAAAGGTTGTTGACCTGGCTTGGTAAGCAGATTGTTGCATATCCATTTTTCACTCAAATCATTTTTCTCATCAGCTGCAGACAGGTGTATTAAGAATTCATCTCCATGCGGGAGAATCTCTAGCTGCAGACTCTTCCTCACATATGTTAAGAGATTTAAAATAACTTGATCGTATGCAAAATAATTTCTTTGTGGTAGAATGATGCTCAGCTCTGTTGCAACTTGCTTTTGATAATCAATTAGCTTGTCAATATTACCAATGGTAACGCCACAATTCAAAATCTTCTTGTCCTTTACCCCATCGTAACTCTCACTGTACCCGAACTTGTACCAAGTTGTGTTGGTGTCACAGTCTCTAAAATAGTTTCGTTCTTCTGCAAGCACAGTGCTGTTTGCAGGGAATTTTTTTGCATATTCAACAAAGGGGTCTTTTTGAAAAATGACATCCACATCTGTCATCAAAGCTGTCTGACAATTCGTTTGTGCTTTGATCTCTTTCAAGAGAAGATAAAATACAATGGGTTTTAAATTGTACGGTGTGAGGCTTCTAATATTATGTTTTTCGGCAAATTTATAGTAATTTATTATTTGTATCTTCTTTTGATCAATTGGCAGGCTCGAGCAATCCAGATCAGTTACAAGGAATAAAACACCATCCACATTGTCATTAAAGCTCTTGAGAAATGGTTTCAAGTAGTTGTAGTTAAACCCCAGAGATAGTGCAATAGTACAATTCATTGTGTTAGTTTAAAGTAGTGTTGCTCTAATTCAACTTCATTTTCAAAAGGTTGGTACCACCTGCAATTGTTTACTGTGGGTCGCTTCTCCAGAACATTGAACACATAATTCCACCAAATACGATTGACAATAGGGTCGCGTCTAAATACATCTTCAGTATAATAATTTTCAACAAATGCTTTGTCACTGGAACAACCATCATGATTTATATGAAAGGAAACAAAAGGTAATTTGTTTAGATTCTTGCATTTACACAAGCAATTGAGCATGGTGAAGAAATATGTATCCCAATAATTGTGACCAAGTATGAACTGTTTAAGAGATTTTGTTACACGCTTCCATGTGCTGTTTTTAATTGCAAAAGCATCAAACCCGTGCACTGAGTATGCATCTGCAACAGGTGTATCGTCAAGTGATTTAATATTGCTAATGCAGGCTTTGCTTGAGGGAAACACTCATACTCTGCAGTAATGTGCTTGATGAACCTATCAGAAATTATTATGTCACTGTTTGTGAATAAGAAATAGTCACTATCAATATCTGACATGACATCAAATATTTCATTTACAATTGGTAATTCTCTCTTGTTGTTGTTGATATCATTTTCTCTCAAACTATACTCTTGTGATAGATGGGCTTGTTTAAAATACTCCTTTACAACTGCATTTGACTTCTTTTTTAATTTGTTGATGGTAATGAATCCATCATAAACTAATTGATCTTCTTGAAACGTTATTATATACAGTTCAACGTTTTTAAATTTTTGCTTTAATTTTTGCAAGCTCTCAATGCACAGCATTTCACGATGATTCAATCTATCGTAAGGCTTGAAAGCATTTATACCAATTGCAATTTTCATGGTTTAATTTGCTTCAAAAAGCTAACAACCTCTTGCTTTGTTTTGATGGGTATTTGATTCACCATGACACCGTGTTTTTTAACAAAATATTCCCACTCTTTATGAATTTTTAGAGTACGAGAGCCATCAGGATTATCTGGGGCATCAATGCGGCTGCTCGTCTCTGGGTTATTCATAATGTAATTATCTGAATTTGTTAAATCTGCAAACCACCAGAACGGCGCTGCATAATCTCCACGCACAGACTCTCTATATGTGAGGTCAACATCCCATGCAAACCTATATCCAGTGTCATATAAGCCAGTCTTGCTGTAGCACGAAGCATGATGATATGTGAACTCGTTGCACATGTTTGGATAAAATGAAATGCTTGTATCTTTGCTATATTCTACAGTTAGTTTTGGTGTTCGTTTTTCTGGTGCACCAGATTCCCAGGATGTACTCACAAATGAAAAGTACTTCAAGTTGCTTGCTTTGGATGCCTCAATATATTTGTAGAATATATTCTTGTCTTTGATGATCATGTCATCTTCAATTATAAAAATATGATCACATTTTTTTTCCAAAAGAAAATTAATACAATCATTTCTGCATACACTTGGATACCTATTTTTGTGATGCTGTATCCAATCAGAATCATATTTTTTAGAATATTCTTTCCCACCATTAACTGTCACAAGTTCATCAATTGTATCACGTGGTAGAGAATTGTACAATGCATCATAATAATGCTCAGTATTATATGTGGTGATACCTACTCCAATTTTCTGTGTGTTCATAATGATTTAAAATATTCAATAACCTTATCCAAGCCATCATATGGCTGACCAGGGTCTGTAACATCAATATTATATTTTTGTTTGAATCTATCCACACCATTTCTAAAATTCTTCATCCAATCACCTTTCCTTATGGTAGATTTATCATGATGGTAGTCTTGATCAACAATGTATTGGTTGCTGTTCTCTAGGTCAATGAACCAACGGAACGGTGGGTGGTATCCATGCCTTATAGCATTCATGGTATGATCCACATGCTCCATGGCATTGACATATTGCTCATCCATCAATCCTATTTGGTCAAAGACTGATTTGTGGTAATAACTGCATGCTCCATACACATTAAAATACAGAGCCACTCTTTGTCCTCGTATTTCAAAGATTTTGCGGGGGATTGGCACATTGTTCTGTTTGTTATCTTGACCATGTAAGCAGTAGTTAAAATGCTTCACTCTGGTCTTTTTGCTTGCTGCAACATATGCAGCAAATGCATTGTCAAGAAAAACAACATCATCCTCCACAAGAAAAATGTGATCGCAACCTTTTGCCAAGAGAAATTCTATGGCTTTGTTCTTTGACTTGCCAACACCTAGATTCACTTCATTATTAATAATATGCATACCTGGTTGCATAATTTTATCAAATCCATCATTAACAACAACTAATTCATCATACCAATCTGGCTTGAGACTTTTGATGCATTCTCTAAGAAATGATGGCCGATCACAAGTGATAACACCTATCCCAGTTTTTTCTTTCATCTCTTGTATTGTATATTAAATAATAGAGATGTCAAACAATAGTAATTATGTCAACATATCAGATCTACCTGTAATACCCGAAATAGCACCTGGTGATTATTTTGTAGTTAAAACACCACAAGGCCAGGCTCTCATAGATTATGCAGATCTGCCATTTACCACAGTTTCAGGCAACAACGTCACCATATTCGGATCACTCTCTTCAAATTCCCTTACTGTGAGTACATCCATTTCAGCAGCATCAGCATACATTACCCAAATATATGTTGATGGTGTTTCTGGTCTTAACACAACAGGCAACTATAACACATTTGACATACGCTCAGGTATCATTGTGGATGTAGGCAACACCACTTCAGATTACATCATCTCATTGAGTGCAACTACAGACACAAAATTGAATGCTGTTTCAGCTGCAGTGCCAAAAATCTTTACTGACAGTGGAATTATATATATTAATGCTTCTGTTTCAGCACCCTCATTCTCAGAGGTGTGCATTGGCAACAATAATGTGCCGCAGAATTTGTTCATTCAGCCAGATGACATAAACATTCAGTACCTGTTTAATACTGAATTGGATTCGTTTCTCTTGACCAATTATCTCTCATCCATACCCATGGTATATATTGAGGAGAATGTGAGTAACAGTTACACCAATAGTAACAGTAAAATTCAGTTCAGAGCCGTATTCAGACCGCCACTCAAGAGTAGTGCCAGGGTAGCATGGAACATAGCAAAAGTATATTCTAGCTGATGGACACTGTAATCACATCGTTGCTGTCATCAGATTTATTTCTTATTGAAACGCCTAGCGGCACAGGCACAATAGATGCATCTCAAGTTAATTATGTTTCAACACAATTTCAAAAAATTTATTCCCTCATCGGTACATACTCACTCAATGTGCGGGAAGCTACAGCCAACACTTTAACTGTGCAGAGAATTAAGCCTTTTACTACTAACGTTGCTACAGTCACAGGCAACTTCAACACCTTTGTGTACAATTCCGGGTTAATTGTATCTGCATACAACACAACAAGCTCAGAAGTTAACTCCATAAGCTCCACCATAACCAGAGAGATAAGCGCGCTGTCTGCATCCGTGTACAATGTATTCTTTGAATCAGGTACTGCCAGAATCCCTCAATACATACATCAATACAATGTTAATCAGTCCACACAAATAACTTTAACAGGTGCAAAGACTGTACCGGCTGGTGTTGTCATTGCTGCACAAAACATAAGGTTCAAAGTTTTGTTTGATGGTTTCACTGACATTGGCGATAACACTTTTGTGACATACAACACAGCTTTTCCGTTTGTATATTTGAAAGATTTTGATTATACCATGTCTAACGGTTTTGACAAAAAGAATGATGATAATGGTAATGATTATGTGGACCCAGCCACACGACAAGTTGTATTGCCAATAATAATTGCAAATATGCCTGCTGCAGGCGACCCCGCAAGTGGTGGTGTGCTGTTCACCTGGAAAGTCCAGAAATTTTACTAATTGTTTTTGGAGTGAAAGTGCAGAGCTTTGGATATTTTATCCAAGATTACTTTGGGGCTGTGCCCTTCGCCCATGAGTCTGTTAAATTCTAGTTTGAATGCTTTAATAAATTCACTGGATAGCTGCAGATTGCGTGGATAAAATAACCGTCTCTTGAAGGTGATGGAACCGTAGCCCTCAAACAGGGCAGCAAATTTCTTGTTGAAACGGCTCACACATATATTTATCTTTTGGGTATGATAAGATTGCTGTAAAAGGATTTTTCATGCTTCTCTTTTTCAGATATCTGTTTCTGTGTGTTAATCAACTCCTCCATTTGCGAGGATGCTTGTATATCACTGATTACACTCTGATCTTCACCAATTAGATCGCCGTTCACATTGAGGTAATACCTCACCAATTGTATTCTTTCCTCAGGCTTGCCAAAAATTTCCACTATGCCAGGTGAATCATCCTTGGGAAAAAACACAGACACACCTGTTTTTTGAATTTGTTGCACAATGGTTTTGAATATGTTGTCTATTTCTTTGATGTAGACTTCATCTATCTCGCGCTTGTCATCTTGCACAACGGGCACAGGTGCTACACGTGTTATAGGTGTGAAGAATATGATGTCCAGATAGCGCATAGACTCACGCACCAACGGTATGCACTTGTCAATGAATTTGTCATCAAATTTATCGGGAGTCTTGCTGTTGCCCCAAAGAGAGTATATGATGTTATCCAAGGGACAACGGTCAAATATGATTTTGCTTCCCCTTTCACAATTTTTCTGCATGTCATCAATCATGCAGTTTAGTATCTTCCACTGCAGATCTGGTGTGGATTCCTTGCTATGGGGTGCCTTCTCTTGCTTCAATATTTTTCTGTAACTTGAATCAATCTGTTTGTAGGATGGCCATTCCTTTATGAAATCATTTATGAAGGTTGTTTTGCCTTGACAAGCGGATCCAGATACAGCAATTCTCATAACATATTTTACAGTTAATTTCAATATTTGCAAGCCTGCTTAAATAACATTATTATGTGCGGTTTTCTAGTAACAAACAAGCCAGTGTCAGATGCAGAATTGGACCATGCAAATTTTTATATCAAATTCAGGGGGCCTGATCATACCGAGAAAACAAAAATAGAAAATATTAGCTTCATACACAACCTGCTCAGTCTCACAGGAGAATTTAGACCCCAGCCAATTTTTAAAGATAATATAGCTGTGGTCTATAACGGTGAAATTTATAATTTTAAGGAATTAGATAAAGATGCAAAATCAGACGGTGATGTAATTATTCCACTGTACAAAGAATATGGTGCCAATTTTCTTGATAAACTTGATGGTGAGTTCTCCATAGTGCTTATTGATTTTAATACAAACAAAGCAATATTAGCTGTTGACACCTTTGAAACAAAACCTCTGTATGTTGCACACAAGGGCCCATACTTTGGTGCTGCATCTCTGAGAAGCGGTTTAGTAAGGCTGGGATTCAAACATATAAGAGAATTGAGATGCAATACAGGTATAATATATAATATAAAGTCACTAGCAGTTGAGGACATATTTGAAATACATAAGTTTGATGTTGAAAATGAGCACAAGAAAACCTTTGATGATTGGCATAATGCCTTTGAAGCAGCAGTTTTGAAGCGGCTAAAATATGTGGATCTTAAGAAAACTGGAGTTGGTCTGCACTTAAGTGAGGGTCATGACAGTGGCTCTATTGCAGCGTGCCTTAAAAAATACAACCTTTCGGATGATATCTTAATACATTCTTTCATAACACAGGATATGCATCCTGAAGTCTTGAGGTGGAGACATGGGCTTGATCAGGATACTTTGCCAAAGAATGGCAGTGGAGAAATTTTTAAATCTCCAAATTTTAAACGATCCATACTTGATAGTATAAGAGAGGAGGATTTTGTTTTGAGCAATATTTTATATAAGAAAAGAGTTGAGGATTTTGATTATTTTACAATGACACCCGAAGCAAAGCTGGAAGTAAGAAATTCCTACTATCATTTCACAAGAAATATGTACCATCTTATATACAGAGCTAGATTGAAACATAGTTGCAGAATAGGGCTGGGTGGTTATGGTGGTGATGGTGTGTCAAGTGCGTGGGTAAATAAAATTTATAAGAAATATGGAAGCATATGGCCTATTATTAATTTCAGGGATAACTCGATGTATCTATCAGATATAATAGCAGGTTCTCTGGGAGTTGAAGTAAGAAACCCTTACATGGATAAAGCATTATGGCAGGAGTCTTTCTGGATGGATAAATCTGTCTATAGAAATGAAAACAATAATCATAAACCACCATTGCATGACTATCTTGAGAAAGAGAAATTTCCATTTTATAAGAGAGATAAAAACAACGATATAGAGTTCTTCTGGATTGGATTCGGTAATTTTCTGAACTTTAACTCAGTACATAAAGACCCTATTTATGTACCGCAACCTGATATTACACTTTAAGTGCTTTGTCCCAAATTACAAGCTGCAGACGCGGGCTAAAATTGAACATGTGCTTCTTGCAAAGATCGGCTACCATGGCCGCCTTTTCTGCTAATTCTGCCCTGCTGCCACAACAAGGCATCAACCATACACGATTCTTTGGCACATTAACGTCAGGGTTGTTTATATACTTCTCCAGGATTTCCTGCACATCAGATTCACCGCTAACAACAAACTTGAACCCTGACCCATTCTCTGCATGCCACTTTAAAACAGCGGGCTTGTATCTCTTTTCAACAGCATCCCCATTATTAGACAGTTTTGGTGATGTTGTGAACGTTGCCCTATATTCTGTTAGCCAGGCTTCATCCGGCAGAATGGTTGCATTGGTTTCAAAATCAATAACCGGCGTGTATCCAAATCGGTCTGCATACGAGCGCACTAATTTGAGCAATTGCTTCTGTTGAATGAGTGGTTCACCGCCAGTGATCTTCCATATGGCACCCTCGCGCAACTTGCACTCATATCCCTCTTGCAACAACAGATCCAATATGCTGTCCAAAGTCAACTTGTTCTTTACAGACCAGCTCACAAAGCTGTCACAACCATGTGGTGCAGCTGCAGAAGCAAATCCTTTGCATGTGAGGTTGCACATAGAAAGGCGCATGAACACAGAAGGCATGCCGGCATATTCACCTTCACCTTCAATGGTGTAAAAAATCTTATCATCACTAAGAAATAGTGTATCAATTGCATCAGTCATATGTTTATAATAAATTATATTTCTTTGTTTTCAACTGGTTTCCTTGTTCAATATTATAATATATATGCCACAAAAGAATGTTGCACAGAATAAATAATTACAGATGTCGAAAAAAGACAAGCTGCGTAAAAGAGCTGTAAGACAAGCCAAGGATGAAAACGGTATCATCAAGAATGACATTTTTCTCAACTTTAAAATTGATCAAAAATTTCACCTAAATGATCATCACAAAGCCTTTGTAGAGAAAGCCATGGCAGACACCTCACAGATTATATTCTGTGATGGTCCTGCAGGTTCTTCCAAAACATATCTGGCAGTTTATGTGGCTTTGTCCATGTTGCGAGACAAAAAAATAGAGGAAATAGTATACATCCGCAGCATTGTGGAGTCTGCCACAAGAAAATTAGGCAGCTTGCCTGGTGAAGTGGATGAAAAGTTCAAACCATGGAGCATACCATTAGTGGAGAAATGTGATGAACTTGTGGGTAAACAAATAACAGAAATGCTTTTTGAAAGCGATTACTTGAAGAGTATTCCAGTAAATTTCTTGCGTGGTTCAACATTTGCAAACAATGTTGTGATAGTGGATGAAGCGCAAAACTTGGAGCACAGTGAATTGGTCACTATTTTAACCCGGTTTGGCAAAAACTGCAAGCTGTTTGTCATTGGTGATTCCTTGCAATCAGACATACAGAAATCCGGCTTTGAGAAGATAATGCATGCATTTAATACAGAACAAAGTCATGAGAATGGCATCAGTGCGTTCCATTTCACAGAAGATGACATCACACGCAGCAAGCTGCTCAAATTTATTGTGAAGGTTATTGCCAGTATCAAGATGAAGTGATTTGAGACAATCTCTCTAATTCTTCAAGCGCTCTGCGAATATTCTGTTGTGCCTCTGCACTGTACCCGGATGTAGCATCATGATGTGAATCTGCATCTGTTGCAGTCACCTCTTTGTCACCATTGATTATGGTGTTCATTCTGCTCAACACATCTGTCTTGAGCTTTTGCAATTGCGGGTCTTTGTCGCGATGCACCATTCAAGTGCCCCAAGAGGTTCCTGCATAAGGATTGCTTATGCCGCGTGTCACTTTGTTGGTGAGCGGTGCACCAGACTCAATGTTCAGACCTGCATTCACTGCAGTTACATTCTGTAGTGCAGGTGGTATGGTAGTTGTAACAGTTACTGCAGCTGCATTGCCTGAAGCTATACTGGTAGCGGTATGTGCAGTTTGTGTGGCTGTGGCAATTGCAATTGCAGAATTCTTCTCATGTTCCCACACTTCCACCTGTTTAACCCAGCAACGACCATTGGTAAGATGTCTCACATGTCGATCAGCTGTCTCCAAGCACCATTCTGCAGTACGCTCGATGCCTACTCCATTTTCCATGATGCGTGGTAATGCTGCACCTGCATGACCCAATGCAATGAATGTATCAAGTAGAGGATCATCACCTGCAATGCATAATGTATGATCAAATTGATGTTCTAATGCTTGCTTCAATTCCTTGAGACCACCAAAATCTACAACCCAATTTCTTGCATCTAAGTGTTCACACTCAAACCAAAATTTTGCCACCAATCGGTAACCATGCACATATTTGCAATGACTGTCTGCTCTCCATTGTCTGAATGCGCAACTTCCCAGCTCTATAATCTTTGTACTTTCATGTTTCATATTTGAATTATAACTGTGTTTGTTCGTTAATCAACTGTATACATACCAACTCTTTATATTACTGTATTATTATAACCAAATTAATTTAGAAATCAACTGTATTTGTTTGGAATTTATGCAATATAATGTTGCAACATGCACTTATTAACTCTTGAGAGATCGGAGTGCGGTTATGGCTTGCTGATCATTAGGATTTTTTCTAATTCTTTGTATGAGTTCTTCTGCACGGCCTACATTCTGTTGCACTGGTGCTGTATCAGTGGCCACTGGATCTGCTGCACCAGTAATACCACCGCGACGGGCAGTACCAGCTATCTGTCGTTGCAACTGCTGCGGTGCACCACCTGCAGCAGACTTGAGCGCTTGACCCAATGCACGCGGTGCATTCACAATGCGTGAATATGCACCAATGCCTTTGGTGAGCGCATTTACTGGTGCAGCTGCAATTTTACTGATCATATCTGGTCCCCGGGGTTGTGCAGGTTGTGGTGCAAGTGCAGCTGCAGCTGCAGCTTGTGCAGACACTTGATTGCGATAATTCTGATTGACAGTTCGTCCTGGTGCGCGCTGCTGCTGTGGTTGCTTTGGTTTGATTGTTGCTTTGGGTGCACTATTAGATGGTGCTGCAGGTGCGACAGGAGGAGCTGGAGGTGGTGGTATTTTTCCGCCCCCGGCAGTAGCTACAGGTGCTTTTACTGCAGGTGCAGGTGCTACTGCTGGTGCTGGAGCTACAGGTGGTACAGGTGCTACTGCAGGTGCAGGTGCTACAGGTACCGGGACAACTGCTGGCGCCCTTGATGCAGGCTTTACAGGTGCATTGGGCACTGTCTTGTACTTGCTGATAATATCCTGATACCTGCTCTCAAACTCTGACATCTTCTTTTTTGCAGCTGACTTCTCTCCCTGTGGTGCACTTGGGTCATTTGCAATCCTATTCATTACATCATACTGCTTGGCTATTTTTGCAGCATCAACAGGCTTTTTGCTTGCAGGTGCAGGCACTGTCGTTGCTGCAGCTTGACTGGGCTGCGGCAATGATGGTCGAGGTGGTGGTAGCTGAGGTACACCCTGCTCTTCAATTAAACTGTGGAAGAAATTATTAAACTTGCTCATTGCTTAGAATATACTCCTTGTACAAATCTTTTATATGCACATCATTCAAGCCATTGTCCTTGAGTATGGCTTCAATTGCCACAATGTCAGCCAAATTGACAATCATTTCACCTGCAGGTGCACCCAGTTTTTGCAGAATAAAAGCTTTTAATCCTTGTAAATTATTGTGTGTAGGTGCTGCCACCATGGAAGCAGGCAGATCCACCATGGGGTTCATGTCTTGTGCAGGTTGCATCACTACAATGGAAACTGAGCCACCACACTCATGCAGCACATAACCCTCATAGCCTGCATATGCTTTGAATGCATCATGCTCTTTGTTGAGAGGATCAAACTTTATGCGTATTCTTTTCAAATTCTGCGCTTTGGCAGTACTCTCAATTAGTTGATCAAATTTCATTGACTATAATATTTATTATTGAATATCACAAACTTTAAGTTATATTATTAATATGTCTACAAAAGTATTAATTCCATACGCAAATCATAACCACCCTCGATCTGAACAAGAGAAGCAGGAGATCATTGCACATGCTGCAAAAGCTTATGAAGCATATCTGGATGCATTGTGCATTGATTGGCGCAATGATCCCAACAGTTCCAACACACCACACCGAGTGGCCAAAGCCTTTGTGGAAGATCTGGCCAGTGGTTGTTACAGTACCCCGCCCAAGGTGACTGCGTTTGCAAATGTGGACCAGTATGATGGCATTGTGTGTCAGAACAACATCAGAGTAACCTCACTTTGCTCTCATCACCATGCAGCGTTCACTGGTGTGGCACATGTGGCATACATACCTGCACGTGATGGCAAGGTCATTGGATTGAGCAAGCTTAATCGCATTGTGGACTGGTTTTCACGCAGACCACAGGTGCAAGAAAATCTCACCATGCAAATTCATACACATATTGATGAAGCTTGTGTGAAGAACAATGGTGTAGCAGTCATGATTGAAGCCAAGCATTCATGTTGTTCCAACCGCGGCATCAAGCATGATTCTACTATGCGCACTGCGCGCATGTCTGGTGCATTCCTGGACAATGGCGACAACTCTCGTTCAGAGTTTTACAAGTTCATTGAATTTGCACAAGTGCATTAAGTCTCATCCAGCTCCAATTGATCATCACTTGCTTGCCCTGCACTAAGCCATCTGGCGTCTTGCCGATGTGTCGCAAGATTGCATATCTGAAGTGCCTTTTAGCAAAAGCGGTTCTCTTAGGCTAAGCTCAATTGACTTGAGATTTTCACTGAACTCAAGCAGAGGAGCAGTGCTAGGAATCAAGCCAATCTTTTGCAAAGCTAAAAAGGTGGGCGGGTGATTCATGGCATTTCTAATTTTAGCAGGGGACGCTCGACCATTGGCAATAACCTCTGAGAGGATATCCTTGGCAATCATGGCAGTATACTCATTGGCCGCATTTGCTTCAAACATCTGCTCGTCACTATACCCCTCAATTCTGGTTGGTTCTGCAATCTCATACAGCTCAGCCAACAACTTTTCCAGGATAACAATCTCTTGCTTGTTTAACTCATAGGCTTCAAGTGCAGCTGGAATAACAGATTGCATCTCAATTAACTCTGCCTCCAGGGTGAGGATGACGTGTGGGAGTGCATTTTTTTTTCTACAATTGGCCAGCTCCATTTCTTTGGCCTTGAGCTTCTTTTCGCCCACCTCCTGCAGCATGGCAGCTCGGTAGCGTCCCTCCAAAAATCCCTTCAGTGTCTTGATCTTCTCCCAAGTAGTCTCTCCAATTACTTGGTAGCGGTAATTAAACTCTGTATTTAGTTTTGCAGCCATAAATTATACTTACTTTATAGCTATAAATTATCCATATGCAGCTGCTGCAGGGCCACTCCTGGCTGTACCCACTCCTGCCACATCATTGCCCACCACTCCAGTGTTAGTAACCAGGTTAGTCATGGAAACACCGGATCCTACGGATCCATAGCCAAAGATGGCTTTGTCAGTACCATATGCAGCTGCTGCAAGGGCGAATCTAGGTGTGCCTACCCCTGTCACATCATTGCCCACCACTCCAGTGTTAGTAACCAGGTTAGTCATGGAAACATTACCGCCTGTACCTCCCCCATAACCAAAAATGGCTTTGTCAGTACCATATGCAGCTGCTGCAAGGGCGGTCCTAGCTGTGCCCACCCCAGTCACATCATTGCCCACCACTCCAGTGTTGGTAACCAGGTTAGTCATGGAAACATGGGAAGCTACATATCCATAACCAAAGATGGCTTTGTCTGTACCATATGCAGCTGCTGCAAGGCCACTCCTGGCTGTACCCACTCCTGCCACATCATTGCCCACCACTCCAGTGTTAGTAACCAGGTTAGTCATGGAAACATTACCGCCTGTACCTCCCCCATAACCAAAGATGGCTTTGTCTGTACCATATGCAGCTGCTGCAAGGTCACTCCTGGCTGTACCCACTCCTGCCACATCATTGCCCACCACTCCAGTGTTGGTGACCAGGTTAGTCATGGAAACATTACCGCCTGTACCCCCATAACCAAAGATGGCTTTGTCTGTACCATATGCAGCTGCTGCAAGGGCATACCTAACTGTACCCACCCCAGTCACATCATTGCCCACCACTCCAGTGTTGGTGACCAGGTTAGTCGTGGAGACCAAAACACCCCCAGCTGCAAATCCATAACCAAAAATGGCTTTGTCAGAAGTAGTAGGTGTTATTACATCACCATACCTGGTTGCAAATGTTGCATAGAATGTTCTAATTGCCCCTACGTTGCAGTACAGTGGTCCACTGGTGTAAGACCACACACCACCAGTGGTTCTCTTGAGAACATGAAAGGAGTTATCAAAATTAGGACTGCCTTCATATGTGCTCACAAACAGTCCCAAGGAATTGTCTGCAAAGACATCCAGCTTGGCTGATTGGATGCTACTGGCTTCAGAGGGATTGAAGGCAATTCCACCCAAACCTGATCCCTGACATGATGCAACAACTGTGTTGGATATGATGGTGTTGGTAGTAAAATTATATTCTATGAGCGCTATGGCTGCACGTGGAAGAGACACTGTTTTCTTGACGTATATGATGTAGGCTATGTTGCTGTCTGTTTTGCTGAAGTCCAGCCCAACAATGGGTGATCTGCCATCAAGATTGTCTCCACCGCCAATGCCGGGATCAATCCTGTAGTCAGTGGCCACACTGGCGTCTGTGTATATGGCCACATTATCAAAGTAGAGTGTACCAGCTGAAGTGACACCAGCAGTGTGAAAGACACCCAAGTAATCGCAATTGTAATCATAATTATACACAATGCCGGGGCTGCCATCAAAAATCAAAGCATTGTCCGGATATGAATGTATGGTGTTACTGCTTCCGCTGGCTCCGCCCCCGGGGTAAGCTAACTTATAACCTGATGCATTTGTCTTGTCTTGCACCGCAATCAATGCAGCACCATTTGCACGGAAATCGCGCGCCACAGCGCTTATTTGCGTTGGTGTGGACCATGTGAGACCTCTGTCAGTTGAAGAAGAAGTAAACAGAGGTTTGGTATTTGAGGTGCCGGTATCGAAATAGAAATAATAATATGTGTTGTCAGCAGCTATGAAGAGATGGTCAGTGCCTGGAAAGAATGAGACTGGTGGTGCAAGATTGGCTGGTGTGGAGACTATATCCCATGATGTGCCGTTCCATCTTCTGACAGATCTGAAGAGACCAGGGTCTCTGGCATTTGTAACCATTGCAACCAAACTATTATTTGCACCACTCTCATAAGCCATGACCATTTGTGTCCTGCTATTTCCTGCAAAGGGAATTGTCGTGATTTTGCTCAGTGTCACCAGATTGTTGGTATATTCTCTTATTTCAAAAGGAGGTTTGCCTGTATCCAAAGCGGTTCCCTGAGCCAGAAAGGACATTTTCTGTACAATAACAGAAACAGGATTTGTGGGTGTGGGTGTCACAGTGGGTGTCACAGTGGGTGTCACAGTGATTGTGGGCGTCACAGTGGGTGTCACAGTGATTGTGGGCGTCACTGTGGGTGTCACAGTGGGTGTCACAGTGGGCGTCTCAGTGATTGTGGGCGTCACAGTGGGTGTCACAGTGCATGTGGGTGTCAGAGATATGGTGGGTGTAATTGTAATGGTTGGTGTGACTGTGTTGGTAGGCGTCACTGTGGGTGTCTCAGTGGGTGTCACAGTGCATGTGGGTGTAATTGTAATGGTTGGTGTCACAGTAGGTGTCACTGTGGATGTAACGGTGATGGTAGGCGTCACAGTAGGTGTTGCAGTGCGTGTGGGTGTAATGGTGGGTGTTGCAGTGCGTGTGGGTGTAATGGTGGGTGTTGCAGTGCGTGTGGGTGTAATGGTGGGTGTCACAGTAGGTGTAGCGGTTGGGGTGGGTGTAACTATTGTAGGCGTTACTGTGATTGTAGGTGTTGGTGTTATTGGTACAATCACATAGTTGGTATCTGTTTTTGTAACATTAACAATTGATGCTAAATTCTTTTTCACATACTCTACACCATTTATAGTGACATAATTGTAACCAGACAATGCTGCTATATTTGGTAGTACTATCATGATGATTACTTGTTAATGTCAATGAGTGCATTCAATTTTTGTAGAAATTCCATGCCCAACAACACTGGTGTTTCATTTCTGCTTCTGTCTGCTATTGAAAACTTCACCTTGTTATATTTTTTGCCTTTGAAAATAATGTCAAACTCCACAATGGGTCTGCTTTCATTAACACCTGATCCAATGTGTATCACAATTGTGTCTGCAATTTTTTTCTGCAAACGCAAATTGTTGGGTGTGGAAACAAAGGTGACTGTGCCATTCTCTATCTGTATGTTGCGACCGTCCAGCACGTTAAAAGCACTGTTGCCTGAATCTGCCATGCTATCCACCACACCAACACCTTCAATGGTAATGGACTCTATTAAATTGACTATGTTTTTCTCGTAATAGTACTGCCGGAAGGGATTCACCCCATTATTTATTCTTTTTATTATATGAAAGCTTGGTGGGCCGCTCTATATATTCTTCCAGGTGCTTTGCAAATGTCTTTACTTGTTCCACAACAATGTCCTTCTCCTCACCCTTGAGCTTCTTGGTGCGTTCATACAGATCCAGTATGAAATCTGAGCTTATTCTGATGTAACTCACACCCTCTTTGAGCTCAGTTTTCTTTAAAAATTTCATTTAAATACTTAAGAGAAAAGTTGATAAGGCTACTATTTGTTGAGATAATATGCTCGATCACATAAATATTATCATGTACAGAGATGATATTAACAATTTAAATAATGCCTTCTTAAAGGTAATAAATGAAGGTGTAGCAGATTTAGGACCTCAGGCAGACTCACAGCAGGGTTTGTCACCAGTGATACCCACCATAATCAAGGGCAAGCAAGAGGAGTGTGAGGATTGTGGGTGCGATGGCAGCTCTACAGCTGCATCAGTCAATCCACCGGATGCTGATGAAATTGAAATGGCCAGGGGTGAGCTACACAACACCATTCGCCATGCCATTAGTTTGTATGCAAAACTCAAAACAACCAACAATCTTGAGGCTTGGGTGCGCGCAAAAATAACAAAAGCTGCAGATTATTTGAACTCTGTGAAACATTACATGGACACTGATGAAGTGCAGAGTGAGCAAAATGAAGAACAGGAATTGTTCAATGCTCTTGATCAAGGTTCAACAGATATCATGCACAAACTTTCCAGCATACTTGCACGTGAAAGCAAGGAAAATTTAGAAAAAATCTTGTTTGAAGTGGTGCAGTTGATTGAAAAGAAAACTTAATACATCATTCGACCAACTGTCAAACCGCCATCCACCTGGTAGGGCGGGTTGGTGAGTTTGTTACCAAATGCCTTGTCTGTATCTTTCATCAATTCTTTGCCCAGAAAGCTGTTCACTTCATTCTCTTCGCTGCTGTAGCTTGCAAGATGCTTGTCAAAGATTTTCTTAATCTTGTCATGATTGCTGGTGTACATCTTCTTAATTAAATTCATCTTCTGATTGTCAGTGAGCGTGCTATACATCTTGCGCAATTCAGATGCACTCTCAATATCCTTGCCAAAGATGTTGCTACCAAATTTAATTGCTGGAAATGTGTATATGTAGCCATGCTTGGAAAATGGTTCCATGTTTGCAACAGAATAATCCTGAAAATATGATGCAGTACCATCCTTCTTGATGCGTGTGAACAATGACTGCCTGGTGGGGTCTTGCTTCTCTTTGCTACTCACTGCAAATACAGCCTTATCTTTATCAGGATTATATTTCTTGAGAATCTCCTCTGATCTGAATGGTGACTTCACTTCAATAATTTTATTCGGGTCTATGCCTGTGGATGATATTATGAGCTTCTTCTCTTGAGCTGTGAATGGTCTCTCCTCTGTGTAGCCTGTTATGGCTATGTAGGTATCTGCATCTGGAAATGTATGTTGTATGTTATCGAAAATGCTTTTATGGCCCAAATGAAAAGGATGAAAGCCACCTGGAAAAATTACTACTGTCTTGCCCGTACTCTCTACAATAAAATGCTTGTGAACAATGCTCTCTACCAATGCATCGAATTTCATCTATTTAAATCTACATCCGGATCATATTTTCTCACCAGTGTGATGAGCTGTGTGAGTACTTCCTTGGCATTCTCCGGGTTAATGTCTGGCAGCTCAATGATGGTGTCTGTGTCTGTGGTGTCAGGCTTGATCACAAGAGCTTTCTTCAGCAACCTCACCAGCATTGTCTCACCTTCAGAAGTTAAAGGTGCAGCAGGTTGAGCAGCAACAGGTGCAGCTGCATCTGCAGGTGGCATGGCGGCATCTTGTGCAGGGGGCAATGCAGAGGCAGGCTCCTGTTCAAGTAGGTGCTGATATTTTTTCAGAGTTTCTAGAAATTTCATAAATTAGGTTTGTATTTGACCTGCCACGCTTTTTATTTTTGAAGAAAGCTTCTTGAGAAGAACACCATAGGATCTTTCAATATCTTTCTGCGGATTATCAAAAGGATTCAGCCCACCCTTTGCCTGTCCACCTGCGAGGTTTTTTACCAACATTACATCACTGGCAGAAATTGAATTTTTACCTAGAATACTTGATGAATTTTCTGCATTCTCTTCACCGCCACCTGTGTCAGATGCATCTGCAACCTGGTTACCATCTTCATCCATATCAATAATGTTGTAGCCTGCAGCATGCTTGCGCATCATGCAATAACACTTTTTCTTGGAAGTGGGATGCTGATATTTGTGTATCACATCAAATTCATCGGAAACATCTGCACAATTATCTGACTCCATGGCGCTAGCTTCACGCAGATCCAGATCTTCATATATAGAAGACAGCTTCACAAGGTACTTGCTCACATATGTATTTATTATCTCAGAAGCAGTTGTTTGGATTTTATTGCATTAAAGTACACATCAGATAAGAAGGTTAACCCATACTTCTGTGTAAAAATGCGGATCTTACGGAAAGTATACTGCTCATAGCTGGTTCTATCAATAAGAGCTCTTATTCTGTACAGAATCTCCATTCCCCTGGCCTCATTCTTTTTTACCAGATACACAAAGGACTTGAATGTATGGCTTGTGATGAATATTCGCACAGGAAGCAATCTCATGACTTTGCGAAGCAACATTTCAATGAACAGAGTCAGCTCTTCTTCAGCAATGTATTTGTTCAGATCAGTTTTGATCAGATTGCTTGTGCTGTAAAATACAACCACCTTCTCACTGCATCGCGCATGCAGTATCTCCTCACACAATGCATGTATGATGCCGTGGTACAGCAGCTTCCTGATGTCTTTGTTTGCGAGTCTGATATCAGTTAATTTGTAGTCATTCAAGTGTGCAAAGAAATTGTGCAGAATTTTGTCATTGTAAATTTTTTCAAAATCAATAACATACAAGTTGTGTGTTGGTAGCAGTATGCTGTCTGACATGTATTGTAGTATATGTGCGGTATGACATTACTCAACAAATCGGTTCTTAAATTCTGTTGGTGGCGTGCCTATGCGTACATTTATTATGCCGTTGTAATAGTTGTCATTGAGCAGCACATCTCTGGCTATTTGTTCTTTTATTTCAAAATAAGCTAACTCCCATTTGGATCCACATGTGCGTAGAATTTTAAATTCAAACTGTTCTTTGCCAAGCTTCAGCATATCTGCATTCAATTCATTTGATGAGCTAGTATAGCCTCTCCAGCTTGATTCCTTGATTTCAATTCTATTTCTAGTCTTGCCCTTGAGCGGCTTTTTCTTGTGTCTGGATTTGCACTGCTTCTTGCCAATGTACTTCTTGTTGGTGCTTAGATTCGTTATTTCGTATATGAAGCCAAATGTTGTTTCATCAATAACAACACCATCTGCCAATAGCCAGTGTCCGGTGTCCATGTCTTACTTAATTTGCATGCATCAGAAATCACATGCCTGTAAGAGGCCTGCGCATAACCACCATTTTCACCTTGCCCTTGCCTTTGCTCTTTCTTCCCTTAGCACCCAAAGCAACTGGCGACCGGTAATCGTCCTTGTTATATTCATCTTTACCGGGTGTGCCTGAGGGTATATCCTTCCAATCAGATGTTTGGAACGTTCCCAGAGATCCCCCGGAACCTGCTGTATTAGAAGCTGCAACTGTCATTGCACCTGCATCCTCTATGAGCTTGGCAAACAATATATCAAACATTTTCACTTTAATTATTTATAGTATACATTATAATAAAGATATGGAATATAACATATCAAGCATATTAGCTGAGATAAAGCAAGATGTAACAGTGGATGAATTGAATCTACGAGAGGTGCAATTCCGGTTGCCAGCTATCAAGCACAAGTATGCAGGTCTTCTGATCAGATCCAAAATTGAGCTCAACAACAAGAAGAAAGAGCTTGATGAGCAGCGCAAGAATGCTGTGGAGCAAATAAAAGAAAAAAGCCCCATCAAATTGGCACCTAACACACTGTATGATACTGCAAGCGAACTGCCCAACCTCAAGAAAATACGCAGCGAAATTGAGGAAATGGAACTGCTAATAACATTGCTGGAGAAAACTGAGAAAACTCTGGCCTCCATGACATATGACATAAAGAACATTATAGAGATACAAAAGCTTGAAACTACATGATAAAGATTGATCTGGATGGTAAAAAGAACAAAGCTACTCTCACCGGGCTTTACTTTGATGAAATAAGAGAGAATTTCTCTGTTAAGAACAAAGCTGCCGTATTCCTGAAGCGGTACGCCCGTTACATACCATCGCGCATTTACAGTATTACACCTACCGGCAGATTTGATCCATGCCTGACACTAGAACTACAGAAATTTTTTCTTGAAAAACAATATGCCTGCACCATTGAAATTTCCGAAGACATAAAGAAGATAATTACACCATCTGTTTATTCATGGCAACAGAATGCAAATTTTTCTCCTGTGCCTTACAAGTTGAAGTTAGATTTGCGTGATTATCAGGAGGAGATAGTCAAACAGTGCCTAGCCTCAGGCAGAGGCACAGTGGTACTTGCAACTGCTGGTGGCAAGACTCTTGTAATGGCTTCACTGATATCATCTGTGTACCGTTTTCACAATAGCAAATTCAAATGTCTGCTTGTGGTGCCAGATCGCGGTCTTGTGGAACAAACATTCAATGATTTTGTTGAATATGGTGTACCCTTGTCATTCTCCAAGTGGACAGGTGATAACAAGCTGGACCTCACTTCAAATATTATAATCGCCAACCTAGGCATACTGCATAGCAAGAATTCGAATTTGTCTTGGCTAGAAAATATTGACATGGTGGTAGTGGATGAAGTGCATAAGATTAGAAAAGGAAATGAAGTTAACAAGCTGCTAGCCCTGATCAAGACACCGCACAAATTTGGCTTCACTGGAACCTTGCCTGAGGAGAAAGAGGACCAGTGGAATATTATTGGAAAGATTGGACCACTGTTGTATGAAAAGAATAGTTATGAACTACGAACTGAAAACTATGTAAGTAATGCAAGCATACAAATGCTCAATATTTTCTATCAGACTGTGCCCAAGCGCAACAGTGGTAACTTCACACCCACTGATTTCTACAGGAAAGAGCTCGATTTTATCATTGATAATAAATTCAGGAACATACTGCTGTCGAAAATTGTAAACAAAGTTTCAAAGAACGTTCTCATCTTAATTGACTTCATCAAGCATGGTGAAATACTTGAAGCTACTCTCAAGGCAAGCTGCCCTGGCAAAAAGATATTTTTTATTCGCGGTGAAGTTGAAGTGGAAGAAAGAGAGAGAATTAAGAGCATCATTGAAGCAGACAATGATGTGGTTGTGGTTGCCATTTCCAAGATATTTTCTACTGGTATCAATGTCAAGAATTTACACTACATCGTATTTGCAGGCGGTGGCAAAGCTAAGATTAAAACTGTTCAATCTATTGGTAGAGGTTTACGCTTGCATATTAACAAGGATAAGCTTATAATATTTGATATATCAGATCAGCTGTATTACGGTATACAGCATACTAGCAAAAGAAAACAAATTTATGAAAAAGAAAAAATCCAATACAACACCACCGATATCTACGAAAAAGCCTAAAAAAGATAAACCTTTTTATGTTAGTCCCAAGGAATTTGAGGCAGAGATTACTATCTATTACAACACTGGCAACATGTCCATCAATCTGGGCGAATCAATTACCAAGATTGCCAATGGCTTGAGCTATGCCCCTAACTTTATCAACTACACTTACAAGGATGACATGATTGGCGATGCAATTGTGAAGATGTTTTCTGCTTTAAAAAATAAGAAGTTCAGATTAAACAGCGGGTTCAGCCCCTTTTCTTACTTTACAACAATTGCTTTCCATGCCTTCATCAACAGAATTAAAAAAGAAAAGAAGCACCATGCTGCAATCAATGATTACAGGGAAAAGGTGTACACTGATTTGATTCATTCTTGCCCGGGCGGTGAACACATATACGTTAAACCAACTGACAACCCTCATACAGATGATGGTGAGAACGGTGTGTACAGTAATTTGAATGGTTAAGCTTAATAACAAGAAAATATGCTGCTTTTCTGATGTACATATTGGTGTACACCAGAATAATGTCTTTTGGTATAATGTTGCCCAAAAATTCTTTACTTGGGTAGCACAAGAACTCAAGAGTAGACAGATTGAAGATATCATCATTTGTGGTGATTTGTTTCACTACCGGGATGAAATCTCTGTGCACACCATTCACCTTGCATCACAGCTCTTGGCAGAATTAAAAGACTTCAACATCATAATGCTGGTCGGTAATCATGATGCTTACTACAAGGACCGGTCTGATGTAAATTCTCTAACACCGTTTGCAGGATGGCCCAACATACGCGTCATTTCCCAAGCTACTTCGTCTTTTAATTTCAACAGAGAACTTTCTTTTATACCATGGGGCACAGATCCTAAGCTTCTGCCTGATAGTGAAGTGATGTTTGGCCACTTTGAAATTGAAACATTCAAGATGAACAGCCATAAAATATGTGAACGCGGCATCAAAGCATCACAATTACTCGACAAGGCTAAACTTGTTATCTCAGGACATTTTCACCTCAAAGATGAACGCAAATATGCTGAAGGCACAATTCTCTATTTAGGAAGCCCTTACCAGATGGATTTTGGTGATGTGGAGAGCCAAAAAGGTATCCACATATTGGACCTCAACACTTTAAAATATGAGTTTGTTGAGAATGATAACTACCCCAAGCATAAAAAAATTCTTTTATCAGATCTTATTAAAGAAGAGGGATTCACAGATAAAGTTAAAGATGAGTTTAAGGATAATATAGTTAAATTTATTGTTGATAAGAATATTACTGCAGATGAGATTGATTTATTGCTTGAAAAATTATCCACGCTTAACCCCTTGTCAATTAATGTAGACTATGCTGTTAATTTCAATAAGTTTTCTGTGCAGAATGATCCAAACTGTGATTTGTCAGGGGTGAACATACCCAAGGCTATTGAAGAATTTGTAAACATGCTTGATGATATTAACAACAAGCAAGAGATTATAGAGTATACAACAGAGTTGTTTAAAAGGGTCAAATGAAGAAAATCATATTCAAAAAGATCTCTGTAAAAAACTTTCTATCTGTGGGCAGTGAACCGGTAGTCATTGACTTCAAATCAGGTTTGCACATCATTACAGGTCTTAACAAGGACAAGGAAGATCGCCGCAATGGTGTAGGCAAGTCAACTATTGCAGATGCCATATACTTTGCTATCTTTGGTGACACATTAAGAGAGCTCAAGAAAGAACATATTGTTAACAACACCAACAGAGAGAATTGTGAGATTATATTAGATTTTGATATTGAAGGATTTGAGCACAAGGATGAATACAAGATTGTAAGAATGCTGGAACCTTCACGGTGTTACATCTATAAGAATGGTGAAGACAAGACACGAGACAGTATTGTCAATACTACTGAATACATCTTCAAGAAGATCAATTGCTCTCCAGATATTTTCCAAAATTGCGTAATAATGACAGTCAATAACACTGTACCTTTCATGGCAAAAAAGAAGATTGAAAAGCGTAAGTTTATTGAAGGTATCTTTAATCTAGAAGTGTTTGGTACCATGTTGCAACAACTACGAGAAGAGTACAACGAATCAAAGAAGAATTTTGACATTGAATCTACTAAATGTGTTGAAATTGAAAGCAACCTGGCATCACAGGTAGCTGCAAGTGAAGCTTACAACAAAGAGCGTGACGTCAAGAGACAGAAGTATATTACCCGCAAAGAAAACAACACAAAGGAATTGCAGAGTTTGAGTGAGAATGCCAAGGAGTTTGCTGTGCTGGATGTCAAGAAGATAGAGAAGGATATAGATGCTCTTACTGCAAAAGCACAGAAGATTGATCAAGAGGTCATTGCATTGCGCGACAAAACATCATCTTACAAGACACAGATTGAATTGAAGGAAAAAACACACAAACATATTGGAACAGACAAAGATGTGTGTCCAACATGTCTGCGTGGTTTGGAAGATAAAGACAGGCACAACATCAAAGAAGAGAAGCAAAAAATTAAGCAAGACATCAGCAATTTTGAGAGCAAGATAGCTAGCAATCTCAAGAAAGAAGAAGAGTCTTCTGCTCTGGAGCTCAAGCTTTATGGAGCAGTGGACAGCTTGAAGAGCAAAATAAATAGTTTTAATCTTGAGCAAAAAGAGCTTGAAAATATTAAGCTCAGAATCAATCAATTAAACCTGTGGCAGAAAGAGTTAGATGTGGATTTAGCTGAAGTTAGCAAAGCCAATAATCAACACAATGCGAATATAGAAGCAATTACAAAGCGATTGGAAGAAGTAAAAACCTTGCTTGAGAAAACAAAAATGCATCTCAACATGCTTGATGCAGTAAAATTTGTTTTATCAGAAGAGGGTGTGAAGTCTTATATTGTAAAGAAGATTTTGCAGTTGTTCAATAGCAAATTGGCTTACTACTTAAAAAAGATGGATGCCAATTGCATTTGCATATTCAACGAATACTTTGAAGAAGAGATCATTGATGAAAAAGGCAAACCATGCTCTTACTTTAATTTTAGTGGTGCAGAGCGCAAGAATATAGACTTGGCATGCCTGTTTGCTTTCATGGACATCAGACGTTTGCAAGGCAATGTGGCGTTTAATTTCAGTGTGTATGATGAATTGTTTGATTCATCTTTGGATGAAAAAGGAGTGGAGCTGGTGTTAGGTATTTTGAGAGAAAGAATTGAAAAGTACAACGAATGTATCATGGTGATCAGTCATCGCAAAGAGAGTGTTAAATTTGCTTCTGGTGATATTATCTACTTGGAAAAGAAAAACGGAATCACCAAGCGAGTAGAGTACAGCGACTATTAATCGTAAGAGGTATAGTTTCTATCACCTATTGTGCTGGGAACCACTCTTTTTCCAAACTCTCTGCGTGCAATGTCTTCAATGTCTGGTTCAAGCCCAGGCTCCAGGACCACTGGTTCCTTAGTAGTGTCTTCTGGGTTAGCTAGCTTGTAGTAATCTGCAGTAAGATCCACAAAGTTCTGAAAATAGTCAAAATTATCGCTTTGGTCCACCTTAAAGAATTCATCCTTCTCCTTCTTATCAAGCATGTCTTCTGCCGCACTACGCGCAGCTGTTGTGATCTGCTTCTTTAATTCATCAGGGTTGCTGGTGTTGAAAGAATCTGGCAGCTCATCATACACTCTGGGGCTTATCTTGTCATACTTACCAAAATTGGGTGTACCTGTTCGAGTGTAAACACCTTCAACTTCTGCTGCAGCACTCTTGCCTGCAACATCTTCATTCTTTGCACCAGCTTCCACTGCCTTGGTGACTGCCACAGGTGAAGCTGCTGATCCACCCTCACCATCTGTGCGGATTACATTGAGTAAATTGTCTGCAATACGCGCAGTGTACACTGCCTGTGTCTTGCCAATCTTGAGCTCATTCTTAATGAGATTGATTAATTCCACGCGAAACTTATCCTTACTACCTGGGTAATACAATTGATATTCTACACCATCCACTGTGTGTGCAGCAGGCTTGAATAGCTTGGTCTTAACTGCATCAATTACCCCTCTGACTTGATCATCAGTTAACCCCTTAAATCCATAACCGCCACTGGCTCCTTTGCGTGGATCAGATGCAAACCCCAGGTCCTCTGGTCCTAACACCGGTATCTCACTGATCAACTGTGATTGGTTATATGCTTCGAAGATTAACTTTGAGTCTTTGTTATTCATGCTTGAATTATTTATTCTTTGTACTAATATATTTAATGGTCTCGCCCTTTGCTTCACCCTTCGCACCATCCTTTCCACAGCCCTATAACATCATGCCCGCAGGCATGCCTTCTGCTCCACAGCAAATGCCAGCTGTGCCACCTGAAGCTAATCTGCCACGTGCCATCAATTATCTTGCAGATTACAGTGGTTGCGGTTTTTGGCGATTAATTTGGCCAGGTCACTTGTTGTGTGCACACCAGAAGGCTATTGTACATGCATCCACAGTGATGTGCTTTGATCCTCGCTGGTATAGCAACACTCAAGCAATTAGAATTCAAAGACAGGCAACGAGTCAGCAGAGACAGTTCTTCGAATTTCTCAAAAAACTCAGCGGCGAGATGGGATTCAGAATGATATATGAAATAGATGACATCATGCTGCATGAAGACATACCTGATTACAACAAGTTCAAACCAGCCTTTAAGAACGAAGAAATTAGAAACAATGCAATATCCATGATGAACATGTCAGATGAAGTCACTGTCACCTGTGATTTCATGAAAGACTATTATATTAATAAAACTGGCAATAAGAATGTCACAGTGATACCCAACTTCCCACCCAAGTGGTGGATAGGACATTTCTATAATGAAAAGAAGTTGAGCCAAGATTATGACAAGCACCGCAAGCGCCCTCGCATTTTATATGCTGGTTCTGGTGCACACTTTGATGTGGAGAACAGAGTCAATCAAGATGATGATTTCAGACATGTGCTGCAAGCCATTGTAAACACTCGACACAAGTATCAGTGGGTATTTTTAGGAGCGTTTCCTCTTGCATTGCAGCAATTTGTAAAGGATGGTACTTTAGAGTATCATCCATGGGAACTGCTGTATCAATACCCACAGAAAATCTACAATCTCAATATCAACATGATGGTTGCACCTCTGCAGGACAATAATTTTAACAAAGCCAAGAGTGACCTCAAGTATATTGAAGCATGCAGCTATGGCATCCCCATTGCTTGCCAAGATCTCTGTACATATTCTAGCGCTCCATTTAAATTCAAGACAGGCGATGAAATGATTCAGAGGATTGATGAAGTGTTGGAGAAGAAATCCAAGTACATGACACACTGTCAGCATGCCAGAGCATATGCTGAAACACGGTGGCTAGAGAACGAGGACAACATTAACATGTATCAAGAGCTTTACACCTTACCCTATGGGCACAAGGACAGGAAGCTGCTTAATAAAATTAATGGCTTGTAATAGCTAGTTATTCATTTATTATCAATCTGTGTACAGAAACGCTGTCTATCTACCTAAAAATGAATGTGTACGTGTGTATACATGGGACGCAGATGGTAAGAGAACCTTTTATGATGCCACATACAGGCCATATCTGTACATAGAGAGCAACAATGCATCTGACTTGAAGTCAATCTTCAACACCAACATCAAGAAGATTTCTTTTAAAACTCAATATGACCGCAATGAATATATTAAGCGTGGCGCTACACGCATATTTGAGAACACACCACCCATACAGCAGCACTTGATTGATTCATATTGGGAAAAGAACGAAGACAAGGACTTTGGTAAAGACCCTCTCAAATTGTATTTGCTTGACATCGAGACATATAGTCCGGATGAATTTCCTATACCAGAGCAAGCTAAACATACCATCAACATCATCACAGTGTATGACTCGTTGCAACAGCATTACTATTCTTGGGGACTTAAGCCATACACCAAGAAGGTACAAAACATCACATACATAAAGTGTGACAGTGAGAGTGAATTGCTTAAGAAATTTATTAATTTCATTGAAATGGATCACCCAGATATCTTGTCTGGGTGGAACTGCGAGTTCTTTGACATACCTTACATTATTAACAGGATAAAAAATATACTGGGTGATGAAGAAGTGTTGAGACTTTCACCGGTGTTGAAATTGTATCCCAGATCCATCCGCGGCAAATATGGTCAAGATCAAGTGAGATGGCACATAGAAGGCATATCTGTCATTGATTATTTGGACATTTACAAAAGATTTTGCATGGTGCAAAGAGAGAGTTATAAGCTTGATAATATTGCGCAAATTGAATTGAATGAAACAAAGGTGGATTATGGTGACACCAATCTCTCCTCACTTGCAGATGATAACTGGGATCTGTTTGTGGATTACAACATACAAGACGTAAAGATTCTAGTTAAACTGGAAGACAAGCTGCGATATCTTGAATTGCTTCGCATGATAGCATACACTGGACTCACCACATTTGAGGCTGCAATGGGTTCACTCTCTGTGATAACTGGTGCTACTGCCATTCGCGCCAGATACAGACAGCAAAGAATACCTACTTTCATCAGGAATGATGACAACAAGACAAAGAATCCTGGTGCTTATGTGAGTGAGCCACAGCAAGGCTTCCAGGAGCACATTGTTTCATTTGATGCAAACAGTCTGTATCCTAACACAATGATTTCTCTGAATCTGTCTCCAGAGACCAAGATGGGCAAAATTGAAAATATCGATAAAGAAACAGGCAATGTGCTCTTTCGCGATGTTAATGGCGTATCATTCACTCTCTCCAAGGAAAATTTCGCTCAGCTCATCAAAAAAGAGCAGCTATCAATATCAAGATCCAAAGTTCTTTTTTCTCAGAAAAAGAAAGGCATAATTCCAGAGATTGTGGACAACTATTATTCACAACGCGTTGAGATCAAGCATGAGCTTAAGAAGCTCAAGAAAACTCTTGCAACTCTCGACAAGAATAGTGAAGAGTATAATCATACTCAAGCTGAAGTTAACAGATTGAACATCAAGCAGCACACAATAAAGATTTTTATCAATACAATTTATGGATACTTTGGCAACAAACATGCCCCCATTGGTGATGATGATTTGGCTTCATCCATAACTCTCACCGGTCAAGCTGTAATCAAGCAGTGCAATGAATTGATTCGAGATTTCATCAAACTAAAAACCAATGCCGCTGAACTTCCAGCTGATCCTGTGATATACAATGACACAGACAGTGTGTACATCACACTTAAAAACTTGGTGAACAATCTCAAGATCACTGTTTCAGATAAAAATGGCCACATAACAGCAGAGTATCATGAGCTTGTGGATGAGTTGGAAGCTTATCTCAACAAACATATAACCAAATGGGGTACCGATTCATTAAATTCCAAGGATTGCCGATTTGTCTTCAAGCGCGAAGCAATTGCAGATGTTGGCATTTTCCTACAGAAAAAAAGATACATTCTTCACCTGCTTGATGAAGAAGGTATTGCCTGTGACAAATTCAAATACACAGGTGTGGAGGTGGTCAGAACTACCATGCCCAGACCCATCAAGCCACATGTCAAGAAGATCATGACCACCATGTTAATGTCAAGAAATCAGAGTGAAACCAACAAGGTTTTAAATGAAACTTATGAAATATTCAAGAACCTGCCTCTGCAGGACATATCCTTTGTGTCTGGCATTAAGAACTATGAAAAATATGCAGCACAGTGTGATAATTTTAAAGTAGTCAAGGGCATGCCCAATCATGTCAAAGCTGCTTATTACTATAATCTTTTGTTGCAGAAATTAAACATTGATAAAAAGTATGAAAAAATTAATTCTGGTGACAAAATAAGATTTTTTTATGTGCGCAAGCCCAATGCATACGGTCTCACATCCATTGCCTTCAAGCACTACTATCCAAAGGAATTTACTAATATTTTTGAGCCTGATTATGAGCTCATGTTCAATAAGATCGTTTTCAGTGCAATAGAAAGACTGTATGATGCAGTGCAATGGAAGGCGATAGAGCCTGGACAACAAGTGCAGTGCGATTTATTTGAATTATTATCTTGATTTTTATGAATGTTATTATAAAATTTATATATGAGCAAAACATTAAACATTACTACATTTGTTGACCATATTGGTCGCGTTATTCTTGGTGAAGTTGTATCCGATACAAAGGAGACACTCAAGATTAAAAACCCTGCAATTGTCCATATTGGACAGAATCAGCAGACTAACCAGATCCAGGTGCAAACTATTCCCTACTTCTTCAGGGAATTTGTCGCAGCCAGTGCACAAAAGGAAGGTACAACTTGGAATTTTAGCAAAGACAAGATTGTCACTGGTGAAGTGGAGCTTGACTCCAGACTCATTGAACAATATAAAAATCTCTTCAATAGCACTGTTATGCCTGCGCCTGCACCACAGCAAAGAACTGCAGCTGTAGATAAAGCAGAAGTTATCAAGCTGTTTGACGAATAATGTCCCTTACCAAAGACATCAGAAGTGTACTAGATACAATTGATAGTACCAATCCGCACGCCACCTATCTGTCAGAGGGCACTCTCTCAAAGGTTGATGGTTGGATCAGCACAGGATCATATGTGTTAAATGGCATCATTTCTGGGAGTATTCACAAGGGTGTACCCAGAAACAGAGTAACACTATTCGCAGGTGAAAGTATGACGGGCAAGACTTATGTTATTACAAAAATTCTTGCAAATGCACAAAAAGAAGGTCTCATACCAGTTATATTTGATACTGAAGGAGCCATTGACGCAGAATCTGCAACCAAGCTTGGGTTGGACACCACCAAGGTGAAGTATGTGCCATGCTTTTCAATTGAAGAAACTCGCAACACTATCTATAACTTTCTTACCAAAGTAAAAGAGAATGGACAGGAGGGTAAGTTTATCATTGCAATTGATTCTATTGGTAACCTTGATAATCAACTCTCTCTGGATAGAATGACCAAAGAGAGCAGCTCCATGGACATGGGCACAAGAGCCAGAGCAATCAAGAGCTTGCTCAAAACCTGCACAACCATGTCACGCTTGACAAAGACAACATTCTTGATCACAAATCATACATATGATGATCCCAGTGCAATGTATGAAAGCATGATCAAGCACCAACCTGGTGGTAAGAGTGTTTGGTATCTGTCAGATGTGGCAGTGCAGCTGGCGCGTAAGCCTGAAAAAGATGATGGTGGTAAAGCAGTGGACAGTAAGCTGGCAGTAGGTCAGCGCAATTACCCGGGGGTAATTCTGCGCGCTCTTACTGTTAAAAATAGATTTGTACGACAATACCTGCAAGGTGAGATGTACTTGAGCTTTGAGTCCGGTCTCAACAAATATTATGGCTTGCTTGACCTGGCTGTGGGTTTTGGAATTGTATTGCAAAATGGTGCTACATATGCCTTGGCTGATGGTACCAAGCTCGGATATTATAAGACCTGGAGAACAGATGAAGAGCTTTGGAACACAAAATTGTTACCAGCTATTGAAGCCAAGATAATTGTTGAGTGGCAGTATGGCAATTCAAATGAAGTGCCAGATGAACTACCAACTGAAGATGTGCCTGTTGTTAAAAAAACTAAAGGTGCTAAGTTGGCGGATGATGTTAACGACCAATAAGCCTGCTGTTGTAGTTCCAGTGAGTGGTGGCATGGACAGTACCGTGTTGCTGCATAAAGCTGCGCGCGAATTCAATAAAATTCACTGCATAAGCTTTGACTATGGTCAGAAACACAAGAAAGAATTAACTTGTGCTGCAACACAGATTGATCTGATAAAGAACAAGCTTGTTCTTTATCAGATCAA